AGTCAACATCATCTGAACTATCAGGTGGTAGCGCACTAGCAACAGCTAACGCTGTTATTGCACAGCAGTTCAATGCAACACCAGTTGCTGCACCAGTAGAAGCACCAGCACAGCCTGGAGCAAAGGTTTGCAAACACGGAGTAATGGCCTATAAGACAGGCACATCAGCCAAGGGACCTTGGCAGGGTTATATGTGCGCCTCACCAAAGGGTGCGCCAGATAAGTGCGAGACTATCTGGGTTCGTTAATGTATGCGAGGACCCTGGGAGTTTGAGGATCCGAGTTGTAAAGGCATAGATACAGAGATGTACTACCCAGTAGAACAGAGTACTTTTTTTCCTGAAAAGAAACTTATTGTTTCTATCTGCGGTAGTTGTGTACATCAAGCTGAGTGTGCAGACTGGGGCGTTCGAAACGAACGCTTTGGTATTTGGGGCGGTCTAACTGAAACTAAAAGAAAAGAAATCCGCCGACAAAAGAATATTAGCCTTCCGTTTGGAGAGTTCTGTGCTTGATTTACAGCGTGCGTGGGGAACTGTCCTTACCAAAGCGACACCACTTCCTGACGTATGGGATGCACTAGCTGTAAAGCAAATTAAGTTTAGACGTGGACAAGTCTGTATGGTTGCAGCTGCACCCAATGCAGGCAAGTCTATGTTTGCTTTAATCTATGCAGTCAAGGCAGCAGTACCAACACTGTTCTTCTCAGCAGATACAGATACAACAACTGTAATGATGAGAGCAGCAGCGCATACATCTGGTCATAACCAGGTGAACGTGGAGCAGAACTTATCTTCTGATTCCCACTACTACGACACACACTTTGATAAGTTAAAGCACATCAAGTGGGTCTTTGACTCCAGTCCGTCACTCGATGATATCGAGTTGGAGATTAAGGCTTATGTCGAGTTGTACGGCCTAGCCCCTGAGTTGATCATCATAGATAACCTTATGAATGTAGCTGCTGAGACAGACAACGAATGGGCGGGGCTTCGTGCAATTATGATGGAGTTACACGATATGGCTCGGAAGACTGAGGCTTGCGTACTTGTGCTACACCACGTCTCTGAACAGTCTGAGTATGGTAGTCCTACTGAACCACCAGCACGCCGTGCAGTACACGGTAAGGTCAGTCAGTTACCTGCACTGATACTTACACTTGGGTATAACCCAACCAATGCTGAGTTAAAGATAGCTGCGGTAAAGAACCGCTTCGGTCCACACGCAGCAGACGGTAAGGATTTTGCAACCTTGTTAGTTAACTATGGTGCTTGCCAGATATCAGATAGAAACGCATACGGTGCGATGCTCGCCCGTGATGCACGCTATGGCTATACTGGTAACTACATCGTAGATGAATATGGAAATGAGATAGAACAATGAGTGATTTAGATAGAGAAGTAGCTATCCTTAAGGTTGATCTTGCTAACTTCTTCAACGCTTTGATTCAGTCAGGTGTTGTAGAGATAGTCAAAGATGAAGAAGGCCAGATGGTTTACAAGACTAACAAGGTAGTGCTCGTTGATGAGCAGCCCGAAGTACAATAAGGCTAAGGGTGCAGCCTTCGAGATTGATGTAATGAAATGGTTTCGTGGTCTTGGTGTACTAGCTGAACGCTTGCGCTTGGCTGGTAAAGACGACGAAGGGGATCTGGTTGTAGTTGTCGCGGGACAGACCTACATACTAGAACTCAAGAACACGGCGAGACTAGACTTGCCTCAGTTCTGGAGAGAAGCAGAAGTTGAGGCGCTTAACTACGCTAAGGCTCGTGGTATAGGAGAAGTGCCACTGCATTATGTTGTAGTTAAGCGTCGCAACGCTGGAATAGAGAAGGCTTGGGTGGTCCAAGACTTAGAGCAATGGTTAAAGGAGAAAGAATAATGGCAGTACCAGAAGGAATCATCACAACATCAGACATCTTAGTACCTGAAGAAACAGTTGTTGAAGAGACTGTTACAGAAGAACTCACAGCAGAAGAAGAGCTAGACCAAGCGTGATTTGCCAGCCTTGTGCAGATGCAGGTGAATACAATCGTTTGAACCAAATTAAACTTAGCGAAGCACATCACGAACAATGCGAGGGGTGCGTATGCCAGCACAAGACTGGTCCAGGTTGGGTTCTAAGAAAAGGTTCAAAGGCTCCGTTGATGCAAACTCAATCCCCATAGCACCGATCATTCGGTACTTTGGTGGTGAGGTAAGAGAAGGTAAAGACGCTTCAGTGCGCTGTCTGATGCACAATGACAGCAGGCGCTCTGCTTCTATGAATACCTATGACAACCTGTACTTCTGCTTTACCTGTGGTAAGGGTGGGAACGCAGCTAATATTGTGTGCATACTAGAGAACTTGGAGTTTAACGATGGCCTCAAACGCGCAGTCGAAATTGCTACTGGAAGCGGCGCAGAGATACGCCCAACAAATAAGTCCAGAGGCAATCGTGGCGCTAGAAGAACGTGGGATATCTGAAGAGGTAGCTGCGCTTTATTCTTTGGGGACCATCGTTGAACCAATGAACGGTCACGAGCTCTACGATGGGTGGATATCTATTCCATACATCACTGCCCTTGGTCACTGCGTTGGCTTTAAGTTCCGTAGATTAGATGATGGTAAGCCCAAGTACGGTAGCCCTACAGGACAGAAGGCTCATCTCTATAACGTAGTTGATACTACGATCTTAAGTAAGCACATCATTGTATGTGAAGGTGAGTTAGATACAGTCATAGTCTCCGGTGTCCTTGGTATACCAGCAGTAGGTATCCCTGGAGTGCAAGCGTGGAAGCCACACTTTGCTAAGTTGTTATCAGGTTATGACTCTGTTTATATTGTAGGTGACAATGATGTAAAGGAAGATGGCTCCAATCCTGGAGCTGACTTCTCTAAGCGCGTGTCACAGGAAGTATTAAACGGGACGATAGTACACTTACCACCCAATATGGACATCAATGACTACTACTTAGCCTATGGAGCAGAAGCTACAAAGACTTTGTTAGTGGGTGAAGGAAATGGATAAGAGTGAATGGGCACAGATGGTACAGATTTTGCATACTATGGGCTTTCACATCTTGGAAATCAACTACGAGAAGGAGACACTTCTAATATGTCCAACAGCAACCCGTTAGTAGATCATCTAGCGGTAGTTGGATACCGTGCAGGTGGTGTGTCCACCGAGGACTTAACATCTTTCATTGAATCATTTGCTTCACTGCGTGCTAACAGAGTCAAGGGCGTAGGCCACGACCAGTACGCTATAGCACAGGGGCAGAAGTTCGAGTCCTTTACTACCTCAGATACCATCAGAGAATTGATTGAAGAGCTAGCAGATGCTAGTAATTACATAGACTTCCTCGCTATCAAGCTGCTGAACATACAGCACACTATAGATTTGGTGCTACCTGACTGTGACTGAACTGCACAAGAACATCTATGACATCGTATACACCGTAGCGCAGACCACTTACCGCAGGTTTGGTAACTTTGTAGAGCGTGATGATATCAAGCAGGAGTGTGTCAAGTGGGCGCTTACTCGCGTTGATTATATCAACGAGCAGTTATCAGAGCCGGAAACTAAGAAGCGCCAGCATAACGAGCACCGTGTAGCGTGGCAGATGCTGCGTGTAGCAGAGCGATACGCACGCAAGGAGAAGGCAGTCAAGTCTGGCTATCACATCACAGATGAGGCCTACTACGAGGGAGCTACGCTCACTCAGCTGTTGCCCTTCGTCATTGCATCAGTACTCGACGGTACTGTACTAGAGCAGGCACAAGAGATGATCCGTGACGGTCAACCTAAAGGCTCATCATCTCCAGCAGAGGGTGGCAACCTGCTTGCAGTACTCATTGATATCAAGAAGGCTTACCTTGAGTTAGATGTTAACTCACAGCAGGTACTTACCCTGCGCTATCACGAGAACTTTACCTTAGCTCAGATAGGTGGCGTACTTGGTTGTGCTACCAGTACAGCAGAGCGCAGGTGCTTAGGTGCAGTGCGTAAGCTACAAGATGAACTCGGTGGGATAAGTCCATACCGGTGAACGAGATAATTCTGTATGACTTTCTTAAACTTAATCTTTACCCAGACTTACAGCGTGCGCCTGGAATCTATGATGCCTTCGACTGCACCAGTGCCAAGGCCGGTCACTTCATTGAACTGAAGTGTCGCCAAACCCATTATTCTACGCTACTTATAGAGCAGATGAAGTACCGCAAGCTCATCGAGCAGGCGTATCACCGTGACCTACTGCCCTTCTATATCAACAGCACACCGCTTGGCATCTACTCCTTTGATCTTACAGAAATAGATGAACCTGAATGGTTTGTCCACCCTATGCCAGCAACAACAGAGTTTGAGAACAACAACAAGGTAGAGAAGGTAGTTGGATACCTAGACGTAGAGGAAGCGGTGAAGCTATGACATACGATTACGAGTGTCCAGGGTGCGGTGAGATACGCACTGTTGAGCGAAAGATGATTGACCCAGAAGCTACATACATATGTACCAGTTGCAACCGCGTACTTGAACGCAAGTGGTCCTCTCCTTCTATTACCTTTAAGGGTAGTGGTTTTTATAGCACAGATAACAAGCACTAACCCCCACCGGAAAGAGGTAACGGTGAGGGTTAGTTGGGCTGCTCAGAGTAGGTAAGCTATGCTCCTATACTATATCACAGATGTTTCCGATTACCCACTCTACGACAGGCACAGCAACGGCATTTCCCATCTGCTTATATCTACTACTATCTGATTGTCCAGCTGTCCAATCGTCAGGGAATCCCTGCAATCTTTCACATTCTACCGGCGTCAAGCGGCGCACAGTTCCCTTGTTCAACAAGGTCTGATCATTAGATGTTGCTATCGTCAATGACTTATCCTCACTAATCAAAGGGCCTTTGCCCCCACCTGGTTTACCTTCTCGCATACGCATAAGCGTTGCCACACCGTGACCACTTACTGAATCTAATGTATACATAGGATCTCCGTCCTCTCCATATCCTTTGCCCTGTGGCCCAGCTGTGTCGCTTCTTCCGATAATAGTTCCTTGTATGGGAATTGTTGCAACCATAGATACATTGTTTCCACCTGTACCCATACGTGATGTAAGAGTGTTCATCGTATCTCCCTGTATCCTAGCTCCATCGTGGTAGTGGGGGTGAAAGACAATGATAGTAGTACGCACATCTCCATTATCAAATGCGTTCATAGTAGGCATCACTCCCCCTTCAATCCACGTTTCATAGTCTTCATCATTCTGCGCCCGCCTACTCTTCGTGAACCACAACATTGTCTTCAGGCCTTTTGTATGTAGTAGCTGTGAGGGTTGTTACTCCTGGGCTGTACTTAGCGAACCCTGTTTGACCAAAGCTTCTTGCAGTGCTTCCGGCAAGGTCTTGCCTCTGCGGTTGGCTCGTCTCAAGATCCCGTCGCACGCCTTGCTGCTTAAATAGTATTTCTCCGGCGCTTCCGCTTGAAGCACGTCGGCAAGCGATGAAGACACGCTTGCGCCGTTGGGGTACTCCGAAGTACTGAGCATCAAGCACGCGCCAGGCGACACTATACCCGAGGTCTGCCATCGTCCCGAGTACGACAGCAAAGTCTGCTCCGTTGTTAGAGGAAAGCAAACCAGGTACATTTTCGAGGATTGCGTACTCGCTTTGCGTTTCTTCCACAATTCTTGCAATCTCCCAGAATAACCCGCTTCGTTCGCCAGCAAGACCAGCTCTTTTGCCAGCGACGCTAAGGTCTTGGCAGGGAAATCCTCCTGTAATAATTCCTTTGCTTGGTTCAAATCCTGCTCCAATTAAATCACTCCCCTTTACTGTAGTTACATCATCAAAGATCTTGCTATTAGGAAACCGGTGTGCCAGTACCTCTTGGCACTTCTTATCTATCTCAACTGAAGCTACAACATCTACACCGTTGCGCTCCATCGCTAGGTCAAAGCCACCTACACCAGCGAATAGTGATACTCCTGTTAGGTTACTCATCAGTACCAGCCTTTGGCGTGATGCCGCAAAGCGCGGCACGCACTCCCTCGATAGCGGTGTTCAAGGTATCGTAGACCGTGAAGGATTTGAAGTTCAGGGTCTCCACTACGCTCTCTAAGGAGTTGAGCAATTCCATAAGCCGAACTTCCTCGCTGGTTCTTTGCGAGGTGGTCAAACCTGCTCTCACGGGTCCATAGGGTGACAAGGCACGCTCTCTCTCTTGGCGAATATCCGAGAGCTTTACTAAATTTGATAGCGGTTTGTCGGTTCTCACGCTTCTCCCCCATTGTCGCCTTCGTTCTCTCCTTCATTACCGGCTTTGTTTGTAGGTGCAGAGCTGGAATCGGATCGTGTATCCACGAGGCTAGCAGCAGTAGTGCCGTTAATATCAAGCCACTTCTTACCCATTTGTTCATCAAAGGCTTTCTCCTTCTCTAACAATTCTTTGTATTGTTCAAAGTGGGCGGTAGCCAACTTAGTTAGGGCGCGATCTCTCGCTCGTCTGTAGTTTCTGTAACTGACAGCCTGACTTGCGGCAGACTTGATTCTCTTTTCGTTCATTCTCTTCCTCTCTTAATCATAAGGTAGCCTACCAGTAGGACAGCTCCCATTACCAGCCAGTAGCTCATCTACTAGCCTCTCTCACGATTGCCGTAATATCCAACGGCTGACCTACTAGGTAGGCGTCATCATCATCTGTTGTCCAGCCCGATACCAGTATCCTTACAGCTGTCGGTGAGGTTGCTATCCAGGCAAGAGCCTCTCTCTCGCTGTTGCCACCCCACTCGGCGTTCCCGCTCTCGTCTACTACCTCATATAACAGGATAAGTTCCTGCTTGGGTGGGTGAAAGCTAATCACTTCTCCCATTACGCCACCTCATCTAGTTTATTTTGGCACTTAGAGCAGTAAACATCGTCGCCTTCCCAATAACCAGCTCGACCGCAATGCCACCACGATATATCTTGATCCTCTTTCAGCTCCCACTTACTCATTGTCGCCCTCTTCCTCTCCAAATAATTTAGTCCAGCACGCAGGGTGCGTACCGGATATCAACAGTTCTCGATCCTCTGCCGACATATCAGGGAAGGCATTTTGAATATACTCTCCCCCTTGCCAGCTCTCTACCGCTTGGCGATCCAAGCTCCATACCTCGTACTGGTCACAGACACAGCAAGGTTTAGTTTTAACTACAATAGTGTCACTCATTGCCCTCTCCCTCTGTCGTATTAAATAGCCTGTCCAAGGCACGGTTTGCCTTGTTCAGCGTGGCGATAGCTTCCGCTATCTCCCTCTCCATTAGTTGCTCCATTGACTCGCTCATACCTTTACTCTCTTTCCGTATCGTCTATCGTGATAGCTTTTATATTCTTTTATCCACGCTGTTACGCACTTAGGGCAGGTGTTCAGCCCACTTAATTGCTCCGTTGGTATAGCAATACCGCACTTCTCGCACTCGCTCATAGTTATATCTCTCTTTCATAGTTTGGTTGGTTGGGAGCGCAAGCTACGCAATAGGGGCGAGTATCGCCCTCTAGCTCTCCCGTAGGCGTAGCCCATAGAATATCGTCAGCTTCATAATCCTTCAAGCATTGAGCGCAGGTAGTCATATCTTGCACCCGCATTCTTTCACCGGCACTAGGTGATCCCCGCATATAGTCATATTTTTACCTTTCCATAAGCTAATAGCTCTCCCTCTTTGGAGAATTCTGCGTCACAATTACCGCAATAAACAGCACCACACTTACAATCGTGGTCGTCCGTATCCATAGAATAAAGCTCCTCGCTCTCGCACTCTTTACATATAGTCATTCGCTCTCTCCCTCTTTCTGTAATTTATCGTGCCACTCTGTGCTGTACAGGGTGATAGATAATCCTCGCTCTCTTGCGTACCTTATAGCTTCATATACATTCTCCATATCAGCAATAAAAGTATCCTGCTCTTGCCCTAGCACCCACTTAAACACTTGCCAGTATGTGCCGTGTCCCCCTGTCTCCGTCTCGTATGCCTTAATCATTCGCTCTCTCCTTCTATTGTTACGTCAATGCAGGGATAAAGGTCATTGGTCTTTACCATTTCATAGACCCATTCCATAAATTGTTCTGCTGCATACTCTTGTGGGTCGGATATGAGATAACCCATCTCCCGCTCTTGAGATATATCTATATGTAGTTTAAGTGTTGCTATCGCCTTCATTCCTCTTCCTCCTTATCTATACAAGCGGGACAGATATTGCCCTCGCCCTCTTGCTCGTCATACTCTCTCTCACACTCTCCGCATTTGATCTCGTTGAGCTGGTGATTGCTCCAGGGGTCGCCGTCGTAGTAACTCACTCGTTGCCCTCTGCCTCTAACATCTCCGCGATTGCGTCGCTAACTGTCTGCGGATTGCTCGCGTACTCTTTCAATGCGTCGGCCAGGTAATCAAGCTCCAAGTATCCAAGGGCTACGCCCTGCGGAATCTGTACGGCCTCGCCGTACTCTTCCTCTCCGTATCCGATAAGACCAAGGAAGACCGTCGCCGGTGTTGGATAGTTGTAATTACGAGACCACTCAAAAAGCGCGGTGGTGTGTTCAGCTCCTTTTCGTGGATCCTCATAGATAGCCCAAGTGTTGCGTGTTGCTGTCTCTGTGTTCATCTTTCGCTCTCCTTCTCTTTCTGTAGTTGTTTCTCGATTTCTCTCACAGCTTCGTTTAATGTAGAGGCTAGAATCCTCACGCCTTCCACGCGGAAGTCGTACGGCGTGGAATACTTTCCCGATCCTTTTGTTATGTGAATCCCCTGATAGAAGTAGGAAGTGCCCCACTCTCCTTTGTACTTTGTAACGCCTTGTGGAATTCTTGCCACTTCGTCGCCCTCTTTCTCTTTCTCTTGTCTGCTAGTTGCAGAATACCACACTCTACCGGATAAGCAGAGTGTGATATTACGCCTCTAGTATTCTCGCCCCGTTGCCTTGGTAAAGAGCCACCAAGCGCCCTCTACCACAGCCCACAGCACCAGCGCTCCCACAATCAAGACCGCAAAGCTCAGCAAGATCGATCCTAAATAAATGAGCTCGCTCATCGCTCGCCCTCTCTCTCGACTGTAATCTCTCGTGCTGTCCAGGCTTCATCGTTGCCGTCTAAATCTTGCGGCTCTTGAACCTGCAACACGATCATCGAGATGAGGTTATTCATCTGATCGTCGGTAAGTGGTGAATCGGTGGTGAACTTTACGGTGATCGAGTGCTTCATTAGCTCGCTCATTAGTTCGCCCCCTCTAGTGTCCAAATGTCTTCAATGTATTGACGGTGATAATCTGCGTATTTTATAAAATCGGCTAGGCTGTCGAACTCTTTCTCGCCTTCAAATTTGGGAGAGTGTCCGGCTTCTTCTCTCTTCACGATGTAGAACTTTAGCATTTTATTTTCCTCTTTCTGTTAGGTCGAGCTCTATACGGTATAGATCGAATTTACTTGTCTGTGTTATGTGAATTTATAAGTGAGACGAACTGATCGTGACTTAGGCTTTCAAAGAGAATCTGAGCGACAATGTCATTGAGCTCATTTTGCACTTCGGTCTCATCATCACGCAGAGAATTATCAAAGCCGACCGCTTTAGTGATTACACGATCGAGGCATTTCATCATTTCTGTCGAGGCTTCGACCACGATATCGGTGAAGGCTTGGTGCTGTGTCGCCTCGATCCATTCTTTCTCATTCTTGATTATGTCCATTTTTTTCTCCTTGGTCTCATCAGTAGCCGATTTACGGCTAGACCGCCCGAAGGCGGTTTCGACCTATTCGTTGCTGAGTCGGATAACTTTCTCGGTGGCTTCACCGAGCTCGCTATCTGCATTTTCCCATTCTGCAAAGAGAGAGCGAAGGCGATTGAATCGGATCGAATTGATTGACTCTTCAACTGTCCAACCGATGATTTTCAGAATCTCATTCTCGACTTCGTCTCGCTTTGCTTCGGCTTTCGCCTCTTTGACTTGCGCTCTGTACATTGCGAAGTCGGATCGAGCGGCGCTTTGCTTGCAAGGGTGGAAGCGGAATTCGGTTTCGTCGCTGGTGGTGAAACCGCAGTTAATGCAACCCATATCGGTCTTGATAGTCATTTTTATCCCCTTATCTTTCTGACTTAATCTGATCGTATAAATCGCCAAGTTGGCTTTGAACAAGTTGCTCGGTCACGCTTTCCAAAATGCGGTGACGGTTGAAACTGAGAAGCCCATTTGAATCTTTGGCTTCTCTTAATGCGATTGATTGCTGATTGTGCAGAAACATCAAGAGCGTTTCTAAATCACGATCAGAGAGTTCGATTACGATTTTTTTACGATCGTTCATTGTTGCCTCTTTTCTAGTGGCTTTTCCACTAAGAGAAAAGTACCGGACTCTGCCCTATATCGGAAGCATTTAAGAGAAAAATCTTTATAACAGTTTGGTAACGGAATGCTGTGAACTTTCTGAGCTTTAAGTTACCAGCGAGTATTGTTACCAGGTCTGGCTACTCAGTAACTTACGAGCTTTATACGATCGTCGAGTCTGATCGATTAACTGCCGAACACCTGTTCGACGGCTAGAGATATTGACGGGGCGAACACTTGTTCGGGTCTGCCGGATACAGAGAAAGCCCTGCGATTCTTTCCAATACTTATCCACAGCCTTGTCCACAGCCTGTGCATAACCCTGTGGACAGCTCACAGCGCGGTCGGGCGTGTCGCTGACGGTGACCCCCCCTTGTTTAATGCCGGAGTGGGTAGTGTTATGTACCCTACAAAAAAATATTTGCTAAAGTGAAATCCCCGTAATATGGCTCTGACCTGCGGTTATGTACTGTGTGACTAACGTCACATTATCAAAACGGGAATTGGTCTAAATTTCCTGCCTTATATATAGTAGGGAGTAAAGCGGGAGATAGTCCGGTTTACGAGCTGTACGCTACGGGTGAAACCCTTCGCGTAGCCCCCTAGGGCGAAGCGATCAGTACCACTAAATACGGGATAATTCTATTCAGTATTGAATCTCATTATGTGAGACAATCAGCTTGGTATAAAACTTATACTGGGTACATTAGAAATGTACCTGTAGATGAATCTTCATAACCTACTGGGTAGGTTCTTAAATTCATCCTCAACTTGGTATAAGGAATCTGTGATTCCGGCCCGTCTATTCCGGCGGATGAACACAGTTCATCTAGCAGACGCTACCGCGTCAGCCCTTTATTTTAGGAGATTACGTGGCTGATAACTCAGCAGATATAGCCAAGCGTATTATCCTTGGATGTGTAGCAGAAGGTATGACTATCGATGCGGCCTGTGGCAGCGCCGGTAAGTCCATCAAGACCTACGAGTACTACCGTCGCACCGATAAGGTATTTGCAGACAAGATAGATCGAACCCGCCTTGGTTTAAAGGAGAAGTCCTTTGCATCCGGCGACGTTCACGATATCGACTTCGTGGAGTTCCGCCAGAAGTTTCTGCACAGCCAGACCTTCCCGCACCAGAAGAACCTCATAGATGTTATCGAAGGCCGTGAACCTTCGTGGTTCCACCCCAGTATGAAATATGAGCCAGGACTTGCCTCAAACCGCGTCCTGATAAATATTCCGCCAAACCACGCCAAGTCGATTACGGTCACCGTCGACTACGTTACCTGGCAGGTAGCACGTAACCCTAACTTCCGAGTACTGATAGTCTCACAGACACAGCAACTTGCAGCAGACTTTCTCTACGCCATCAAGCAGCGACTAACGCATCCGATGTATGCAGAACTCCAGAGCGCTTATGCAGCTGGCGTAGGGTTTAACTCTAAGACGGCCTCTTGGCAGGCAACCCGCGTCACCTTCGGTGATGAACTTCGTGAGTCTTCCGAAAAAGACCCGAACATTGAAGCCGTCGGTATTGGCGGTCAGATTTACGGTAAGCGTGCCGATATGATTATTGTCGATGACGCCGTTACTCTCAAGAACGCTAATGAGTTTGAGAAGCAAATCCGGTGGTTAACCCAAGACGTGCGTTCCCGTCTTAACCCTACCGGTAAGTTAATTATTATTGGTACACGAGTAGCCTCGGTAGACCTATACCGCGAACTTCGCTCTGAGGATAGATACCCAGGCGGCCTTGTCCCTTGGAAGTATCTAGCGATGCCAGCCCTGTTAGACGCAGATGAAGACCCCGACAAGTGGGTTACTCTTTGGCCCGCCTCAGATGCACCATTTGATGGACAGGCAGAATCTGATAAGAACGATGACGGTCTATACCCACGTTGGTCTGGTCGTAACCTTTACAACGAACGTCAAGCGATGGATGCTAGTACCTGGGCTTTGGTCTACCAGCAGCAGGATGTATCTGAGAACGCTGCCTTTGACCCCGTATGTGTAAAAGGCTCCATTGATGGAATGCGTAAGGCGGGCAACTTAGTTGCAGGCCACCCAGGACATCCACGAGACTTAAACGGCTTTACCTACATCTGTGGGCTAGACCCTGCGATGATTGGCGATACCGCAGCTATCTGTTACGCCATTGATAGATCAACGAGCAAGAGGTACATAGTAGATGCTATCAAGATTAGCCGTCCGTCTCCAGCCGATATACGTAATCTTATTTTTGATTGGACATCCCTATACTCACCGTCCGAATGGATTGTCGAAAAGAACGCCTTCCAATCCTTCTTAACGCAGGACGAAGGCATCCGTATGCACCTAGCATCACGCGGCGTGCAGTTTAAGGAACACCATACCGGCTCTAATAAATGGGATGCCGGTTTCGGTGTGGCATCTATGTCTACCCTCTTTGGTACTAAGCAGTTTGATGGTAAGCACCATAGAGATAACCTGATACACCTTCCATCAGATCAGACCGAGAACATTAAGGCTCTGATAGAGCAGTTGATTACCTGGACTCCAACGACTAAGGGTAAGACCGATATGGTGATGGCACTATGGTTCTGTGAAATCCGAGCACGTGAGATGCTCAACTACGGCAAGTATGCCACCCACCATATGAAAAACCCTTTCCTCTCTCGTCAAGAGATAGGCAAAAGAACAGTGATTAACCTAGAAGAAGCATTCGCAGAGCAAAACAAAATCAGAGTCATATAGGAGACATAATGAAGATACGCGGAGAATCAGGCGCTGTTCCAGCCAGAGGTAGCGGTGTATCTGGAGGCAAGGTGAATACTCCTAAAGTTTCAACTAAAAAAACAGATCCTACTGCTGCCTTAAAAAAATCTGGAATTGAAAAACTTACTAAACTTAATAAGACAACAAGTGAAGCCCATATTCTTTCTGCTGTAAGACAAGGAAAAATAACAGCAAAAGAAGCAGCTGCTATTGATCCTAAAAAATTTGGTATCTTAGTAAATCCAAAAATTGTTTCATCAAAAACTATAAAGTTAAATTAAGGACCCCACATTGTTATCAGTCAAAGAAGTTGACGCGAAACTATCGCGGCTACGCCAGCGGTCAGCATCACGCGACCAGCGTATGCGCGACGTGCTTTCGGTACGTCAAGGAGATATTTCAAAAGTATTTCCATCTATGTTCTCCGAGGACTATCCTAAGCCTCTCGTTGCCAACTTCATTGACGTAGCAGCACGCGATCTAGCAGAAGCGATGGCGCCACTGCCATCCTTTAACTGTTCAGCAACTAATATGGTTTCCGATACGGCCCGTAAAGCTGCAGATACTCGCACCCGTATTGCCAACTTCTATGTATCAAACTCTGACCTACAGCTCCAGATGTACACTGCAGCCGATTGGTATAACACCTACGGTATGTGCGTTGGTATGGTTGAGATGGATTACGACGACAACAACCCACGTATCCGTATGCTCAACCCATTTGGTATCTACCCAGAATTAGACCGATACGGCAGAACACTATCTGTCACTCAGGTTATTATTACCGATGCAGAGTCTTTGGCAGCGCAGTACCCAGAGTTTTATGACCAGATTCTAGGTCGTAACCAGTACCAACTATCTTCACCTTATGTGTCAATGGTTCGCTACCACGACAAGGATCAGGACCTACTCTACTTACCAGAGCGTAAGAACCTAGTCTTATCTTCAACACCTAACATTCTTGGTAAGTGTATGGCACGTACCGTAATGCGTTCATCCTTAGACGGAGAAGCACGCGGTCAGTTTGATGATGTACTCTCAGTACAACTCGCTCGTGCTCGCTTTGCTATCTTGCAGATTCAAGCAGCTGAGAAGTCTATCCAAGCACCTATTGCTATCCCACAGGATGTGCAGGAACTTGCTCTCGGACCAGATGCAATTATGCGTTCTGCTAACCCACAAGGTATTCGTCGTGTACCACTTGAATTACCACCTGGAGTCTTTACTGAATCCGGCGTACTAGAGCGTGAACTTCGTATGGGTGCTCGTTACCCAGAGTCTCGTTCAGGCAACATCGACGCATCTGTTGTTACTGGTCGTGGCGTGCAAGCACTACAGGCTGGATTTGATACACAGATTAAGGCAGCACAGGCGCAGTTTGCTCGCCTCTTTACAGAACTTGCAGCACTTTGCTTTGAAGCAGATGAGAAAGTATTTGGCGGTATCCCTAAGACTATTAAGGGATCTGACGATGGAACACCGTATGTACTCAAGTACATCCCATCACGTGACATTAAGGGCGAATACGGCGTAGATGTCCGTTACGGCATTATGTCTGGTATGGATCCTAACCGCGCCATCATTGCTTTACTACAAATGCGTTCAGATAAGCTCGTCTCACGTGACTATGTACGCCGTGAGATTCCAATGGACCTTAACGTTACACAAGAGGAACAACGTGTTGATATTGAAGAGATGCGCGACTCTTTGCGTGTTGCTGTTGCTCAGTACGCTCAGGCGATACCGGCACTCGCGGCGCAAGGCCAAGACCCTTCACAGATTATCGGGCGTATCGCAGCTGTTATCCAAGGTCGCCAAAAGGGACAAGCGCTAGAGAACATTATCGAAAAGGCATTTATGCCAGAACCAGCCCCAACCCCAGAGATGCCACCTATGGCACCAGGTATGGAGCAACAGATTCCAGCAGCAGGTGTGGCCCCCGCTCCTGCCTCGCAGCAACCTCCACAAGAACAAGCTGGTCAGGCCCCTGCTGCTGGTCAACGTCCAGATATAGCCCAACTACTCGCTGGTATATCCGGCGCAGCTTAAGCAGAGGAGGTGTAAATATGAACAAAGGATCACGTGCAGCAGCACCTATGTCAAAGCCAGTTGAAGGCAAGAAGGATACCTCTAAGCCAGCAGGACCAGGCAAGGTTGTACCATCAATGATGCCAGCAGGCCGTCGCGGAACAGCAGTAAAAAAAGGCTAACAAATTTAGTAGAAGGTGTATGGGACGATGGACAATAACAGAATTCGTCGTCCTATACGCCCTTCTGACTTTGTTGTAGTACTTGCAGAAACTGCATATAATTTATCGCAGGTAGCAACAGGATTTTTTGAATCATTATTAGAATTAAGTATTTACCATTCTAACCATAAAACTGAAACTAATCAGGCGTGGGAAGAGATGGCACAAGACCTAGAGACTTTAGAGGAGGACCGATGACAACAGCACCAATGAATCCATTGGCAGGCGTAGCAGGTCCTGGTAAATATTCAGTACGTACAGATAACCTTGATATGGGTTCAACTGCATACGGAGAAGGTGTAGAGACAGCCGCTATTAAAGCAGGCGCTCCACTTGCTAAAACAGCAAATATCCGTCCAGAACAAGCAGCGGTAATTCGTGAGGCTGCAGTATCAGAACCTATTACTCCATTATTTGCTCCAACACAACGCCCTCAAGAAGAAATCACAGCTGGCGTTGACATTGGACCAGGCGTTGGATCATCAGCATTGATGATGGGTAAGTCAGTAGAAAAACTTTCAGATACTTTGGCAAAACTTTTGCCTTACGATACAACTGGTGAAATAACAATACTTTATCAGCAAGCTGCTTCAAGAGGACTTTAATGGCTAGCACAAATTTAAAACTTGCTGCCACCCAAGCTCAATTAAATCCTAACGAAAAAAAACAAGTTGATGCTTTATCTAGTTTGCTAGATACTCACAAAAATCTTTTAGATTTACCTCCTGCTCAGGCTAAACAAAAGTTTAATCAGTTACCTGCAGATCAGCAGAATGCTCTTGTAGAATTTAATGGAGATAAGCCTGAAGAAAATCGTGGCGCTTGGGGTACAGCTTGGCACTATACAGGTGGAAGACTTGTAGACGCTGGCAAAGTTGCATTAAATGCCGCTACAGCAGCGTCAGATTTTATGACACGTTTATATCGTTTTTCTAAAGTTGCAGAACAATTAGAAGAAGCGAAACCAGGTAACCAATTAAGAGGCCTATCAGGTCTTCAAACAGCTTGGGATGCCACAGGTAAAAGCGGAGAACTTGTCTTTGACCCAAACCGTATTAACAAGGCTAAAGCAAAATACACTCAAGACCGAGTTAATGTTGCCATTAAAGCATCTTCTGGTGTTCCGCTAGATGAGATTATTGCCAACGGTACAGAAGAAGAAAAACAGATTGCTGCTAGAGCAAGCAAGAATCAAGACCCATTATATCAAGATGCTTACGATGCAGTAGTTGCTGCTAAATATTCACCTGGTCGTGATGTTGCTAATGCTGTATTACCAGAAGGACTAGAAGGTACAGGATTTCTTTACAAAGGAATTTCAGGCAGCGTTGATGCTTTATATAGATTTAGAACAGATCCATTACTAATTCTTGGTAAGGCAAAGCAGGCATATGATGCTGCTAGTTATTCTTTAATGAAAATTATTGGAAGTCCACAAAAACTAGATGCAGCATTTACTAATCCTAAAGTTGTCGGTTTTTTTGATACATACGGAAAAGAACTTGACAACTTAAAGGTTGCTCGCTCATCTAAAGATATCAAGGCCGCAACAGAAGCGTCAACTAAACTTAAGCGCATTGCTCCTGAATTTGGTCCAGCCGCTATTGATGAGTTTATTAGAGCTGGTGTTAAAGATGCACCTACAGCAAAAAACTACTTTGCTAACTTTGTTGATGTAAAAACAATTATTTCTGGACAGCCTGCTCGACAGACTCCACTTATTCCGCGTCTTGATGCAGCACGTAAAGCACGCATTGCCATCTATACGCAGGCAGATAAAGTTATTGATATTGATAAATCAGGTCGTAAGATTATTGCAGCACTTTATGGTTCAGAGCCACAATATGCAGATATTGCTACAGGTTTGATAGATGATCCTGCACGCATCGCACAGTATGAATCATTTATATCCAAAACAAAGGGTCCTTCTGGGGCAATACGTATGCCACTTGAAGTTATCCAAGGACGCATTGACCGTTTTGCAGCAAAGTTCACAACTATTCCGTACTTTAAAGATGGCTTCTTTGATGTAATGTCAGATAACGCCTCTACTCAGGTATATCGAGTTGCTCGCCTTGCTAACTCTCGTTATCACAGCAAGATGATTGCTGAAGCATTTGAAGCTGGTACTGAAGGTCAACGCAAGCAGATATTTGTTGGTCTTTGGAATACAGTCGCAGAAATTCGCGGTGTATCTAAGTCAGCTGTAGGCAAATCTTATATGGACCAGTTTGCAGGTAAAGGTCTTGAAAAGAGATATGCCGCAGATATCGTAGTTGATAATGTTAATAGAGGAAATCCTGCACAATTTGGTGACCAGCAACTTGCGCTATTCCCATATCAGTTGTCATCTGGCATTGCAGTTCCGTCTGTGGTAGACCTTGATAGATTGGCTGTACGTTCAGGAATTGTTAACAAACTACTTGGTCTATCACACAAGCGTTCAGTAGATAAGATTTTATCTTATTGGGTTATTGGAACTCTAGCAGGACCGCGTTTTGCTATACGTAATGCTACTGAAGATTTGATGATGCACCTTGCTATCGGTGATTCTACTTTTGGAATTGGAACAGGTCGTGCTTTTTCTACTCGTTTACGCCTTGCTAAAGGTATTACTGGAGACGAATCCCTTAAGACTGTAGGAAAGAAAACACTTACCCTTGATCTTGAAGCAGGTGAAGTCGGTGTGCTTAACAAACTTATACGCCGTAAAGAATTAAAGACCTATGCTGCTAAGATTAAAGAAGCGCAGACCCCAGAAGATGTACGTAAAATTATGGCTGATGCAGTCCTTAAAGACGGCCTAGGTCGAGTAGTCGATAAAAAGGGTGCTGAGTACCTTGCAGAAATTGCACAGTACGGAAACCTTGATGACACACTTCGTGCTATCGCAGAAGGTGGAAAGAACGGCCTTCGTGGTGCTGACCAATTCCTACAAGTAAGTGATGATGTTGCTAAGTATGGCAAGATGGCAGCGATTGAGATTGACGGCGTTGCATACAAGCAGGCTGGTGGTGACTCTGCATTTACTCAGTTCAACCCAGTAGCAAATCAGCAAAATAGAGTATCTTGGCTTGTACAACTAGGAGTTTCATCAACAGATGACCTAGCAAAGATTGCAGTTAAGCATCTTGATGATGAGCCAAAGGCTCTCCAGGCAATGCGTGAATACCTTGAAAAACTTACACCCGCAGAACGTGGACGCTTCCAGCTATACGATGAGTCAGTTGGCGGTAATATTAACGTACACGCTAAGAAGGCATACGACGCAGTTCGTAACTTATACTCAAAGCGTAATGGTCAGATTAACGATGACCTATTAAATAAAGTTCGTACTTTAGGTGATGATGGAGAGTATGCAGTCTCTACCAAAAATCTTAGTCTTGAAGACCTACCAGATCGTATGAATCCAGACTTAACGCCAGAGTTTGTATCTGGACCTACACTTGTGCCAGTATCTGATACAGGCAACTACGCTGTAAGTCTTACAGATAAGGCTTGGGATGCGATGGGTGAAGCTAATGCACGCTTCTCACGTGAACCTATTGTCATCAATGAAATGATTCGCATTCGTAAAGAAATGGCAGAATCAGGTCTTGAAAGTTATCTTATGAAAAGATACACAAGTGGACTTGAAGGAGATGCTCTTAAAGCTGCAACTGTTACAGCAAAGAAAGAAATTGTTGCTCTTACAGAAGAACTCGCTAAGAATAGAGTCCTTGCGTTTGTAGATAACCCTGCAGTTCGTAGCCAGTTGGCTATGGCAAGCCGTAACTTTGCGCGTTTCTACCGTGCAACAGAGGACTTCTATCGTCGCGTTTATCGCACAGTCCGTTACAACCCAGAATCTATTCGTCGTTTATCCCTCACCTACGAAGGTGTGACACATTCTGGCTTTGTACAACAGGATGATAACGGAGATTCCTACTTCTTCTATCCTGGCGTAAATGCAGTATACGAAGTAATGAACGATGTAGCTCAATTCTTTGGTTCACCTGAATCCTTTAAGGCTCCAATGCCTGTGGAATTTGGTGGTAAGTTGAATATGCTTACCCCTTCAATGAATCCAGATTCACTATTCCCTACATTTGCTGGTCCAGTAGCAGCAGTTCCACTAAAGTTTGTGTTTAATGCAGTACCTGCTCTTGATAAGTTTGAGAAAGTTCTTCTTGGAGCGTATGCTGAAGATCAACCAATGATTAACGCTATATTTCCAGCGCACCTTGCAAGATTTATAGCAACTCTTGATAAAAATGAGCGTCAATCCCAGTATGCTTCAGCTTTCCGTAAAGCTGCTACATATCTTGAGGCTACAGGTCACGGAGTAAAGCCAACATTTGACCCAGAAACAGGGCAGTGGATTCCACCATCACCTGGAGAATTGGGCGCATATAAAGAAAAAATTGGCGCAGCTACAGTTAGCGTACTTGCAATGCGCTTTATCTTTGGATTCTTTGCTCCTGCATCACCACAAGTAATCCTTAAGTCAGAGATGGCTGACTGGGCTAGAGCAAATGATCGAGTAAACTTTAAGCAGGTATTCAACAACCTCATCAACCAGTATAACGGTAGTCTTGATAAAGCAATGAAAGAATGGCTACGCCTATATCCAGATCAGATGCCATATACAGTATCTGAATCTGATGATAATGTAGTTTCAGTAGTGCGTGCCGTTGATGATACAGTAAAGTGGCTTGACAAAAATAATGCTTTACTTAAAACTCACCCACAAGGTGCAGCATTCTTGATGCCAAAAGTTGGCGAATTTGACTTTGATGCCTACCGCTTGCTATTTAAGTCTGGTGTTAAATACAGCAAGAGTATTGATGACTTCTTGCAGGATAGCCAAGCTGCTCGTGACAGACAGTTCTATTACAGCCAGCAAAATTTATATGAAGAAGAACTTGCTAACACCTATGGTGATAGTGCAAAAGTTAAGTTAAGAGAGCAATGGCAAACTTGGGCTACACAATTCAAGGGCGCACGACCTGCTCTTCAGGCTGAACTAGGTGGCGGTTCTGAGCGTCAAAGAATGCGTCAGGTTGCATACCAAGATTTACAAAATATGATAAATGGACCTAGTGCATCAGTTGCTCGTAAGGCTGATACTGCAGCATTTGATGCACTTAAGAAAATGTCAGAGTTATATGATAACTATATCTACACTCGTGACCTTGTTACAGGTTCAAGCGCAACTGCAATAGCATATAAAGAATTGCTCAAGCAGAACGTTAAGACAGCACTAGAAGAAGTAGCGTCTCAAAACGCTAATGCTGAAGATGCTTACAACGTTCTATTTTCGACACTAATTGGAGACTAAATTGGCAGAAACACCAGCATTCTATAACAACTGGAAGAGTGGTTCCGTACCCAATACTTCAACTATGTCTGGACAAACCCCAAATCCATACGCAGGTTTTAGCGGATCGCAAGGCGTACAGGCAAATGCAAGCCCAACAGCTTTGTTGATTTATGAAATGCCTTTATCAGAGCGCAAAGAACTTGCTGTTTTACTTAAGAAGGCAGGATACAAGGTACCTACTAGCGGTAAGTACTCTGATAGTTTATTAACTTCTTACCTTGATGCTGACCAAAAAAGATTATTACAGTCACAAAATTTAGGTAGAGAGTTTACTGTCCGTGAATACCTTCTACAAGAAATGCCAGAAGATGGCACAGGAGCAACAGGAAAGCCTTCCATCCGTGAGGATATCCAGATTTGGAATCCAACCAAAATTGCAGGAACAGTTCAAGACCTATCAGTTAAACTGTTAGGACGCGAAGCAACTGCTGAAGAAATAGATTATCTTGGGAAGAAACTTACAAAGGCTCAAGAGAAGCAAGCCACTAGAACCCAGTATGTAACAAAAGATGGAAAAGTAACTGCTAGGGTTACAGGTGGCCTTGATGAAGAGCAGTTCTTAATTGATATATTTCAAAAAGACAAGAAGTTTGCTCCTGAGATTGCTGCTGCTAAGAAAAAGAAAGAAACAACCGAAGCAAGTGCAGCTGAACTAACACGTCAAGATTTCTTACAGACTGCTATAGCTAACGGCATTACTCTTAATCAGGACCAGATTGCAAGCTTTGAGGAACGCCTTAAGGCTGGTGAAAAGGTAGATGCTATCAAGAATACAATAAGAGAGACAGCAGTTCTTGGACTACCGGATCAGGTAAAAAAACTTGCATCTTCTGGTGTAGACTTGGCAACAATTTACTCTCCGTATAAGAGTATTCTTGCAAGTACTTTAGAAGTAAACCCAAATAGTATTACTCTTGACGACCCTACTCTTCGTATGGCTATTGGACCGGATAAAGAAATGTCTTTATTTGAATATAAAAAAGCGTTACGTAAGGATCCTCGTTGGCAGTACACAGAAAATGCTAGAGAAACAGTTTCCACTGGGCTAACACAAGTCCTCCGAGACTTTGGATTTATGGGGTAAATGATGGCAACTAAAAAAGCAGTTTCACCTAAAACTACTCCTCCTAAGAAAACTGATAATGCAACAGCACGTGCAGCAACAGAGGTGTACGCTAGTCCATTTTCTACAGCATTTGGTGGCACAGCACCATCTACTGAGTTAGATGCGGCACGTCAATATGCATCGCCTTTCTCTACTGCCTTTGGCGGCACCGCTCCAACTACCGAACTAGAAGCTACACGTCAGTACGCGTCTCCATTTTCTACAGCCTTTGGTGGAACTGCTCCAACTATGTCAAGCGAAGTTCCAGCAGGTTCAACCGGTGGAACTGGTGGCGGTGGAACTAAGACTGTTACAGATGTAACAGACAATGCTGATGGAAGCGTGACTATTACATACTCTGATGGTAGTAAGGTAAATAGAGGTGGACCAAATTCACTTCCTAAAACAAAGAATAAGTCTGCGTTTGATTTAATTACTCTTGAACTTAAAAACAACGGTCTAGAGAGTCTTATTGTGCCTCTTACTAAATTATTTGAAGATGGCATAGAAGATGGAGACTCTCTTCGCCTTGCCCTTGCTGGAACAACTCAATATCAAGACAGGTTTAAGGCAAATGAAGCACGCAAGTTAGCAGGACTGAGAGCGTTAAGCCCTGCAGAATACATTAGACTTGAAGACCAGTACCAAGAAATTATGCGTAACTATGGATTGCCAGCTTCATACTACACAAAAGACGCTACCGGCAAGCAGGTAGGTTTTGAGAAGTTTATTGCTGGAGATGTATCTGCAGTAGAATTAGAAGACCGCATTGCTACAGCACAGAATCGTGTACTTAAGGCTAACCCAGAAGTATCTACAGCACTTAAGCAGTTCTATCCTGATATTACTAATGGCGATATCTTGGCTTACACACTTGATCCAGCAAAGGGTCTTGAGGATATTAAGCGTAAGGTTACTGCTGCTGAGATTGGTGGAGCTGCACTTCAGGCTGGACTTACAACAGGAATGACTCGTGCCGAAGAACTTCGCAACGCTGGTATTGATAAGGCCGCAGCCACTGCAGGTTATTCTACAATCGGTGCTGGACTACAACGTGGTTCAGAACTTGCATCCATTTATGGAGAAAATCCATACACACAGACTACTGCAGAGTCAGAGATATTTAAACTTTCAGGACAACAAGAAGCACGCAAACAGCGCCAGAAAGTTACTGGACTTGAGAAGGCTACCTTTGGTGGTCAATCAGGACTTACTGCTGGAGCACTAGCAAGAGACCGCGCAGGCGGTATATAACAGACCTGCCACTAGAACGACTGGCCTAGTGGAGTGATAACAATTACCAGGAGTTAGAGCCATACCGAATCCCCATTCGAGTATGAGGCTAGCGCAATCAACTAATGATAGGGAGAAGGACATATGTCCAATTACGAGTACGAGGATGACGACGACGATTTCACTACGGAATCTCCGCAGTCTAATGACCTTGTAAAGCAACTACGCAAGGCTGCAAAGCAAAAGGATAAAGAACTACAGGAGCTTCGCTCTCAGTTTGAAAACCTAAGCAAAGGCCAGCGCGAACGAGCAATTAAGGATGTCCTCGCAACTCGCGGGGTAAATAGCAAAATTGCTTCATTTATTCCGCAGGACATTGACCCAACTGAAGAGTCTTTGTCTAAATGGCTAGACGACTATGCCGATGTATTCGGCTTTGAAGCTAGCCAACCCCAGGCAACACCTAATGTAGATCCAGCACAAGCGGCTGCGTATAAGAGAATGACTAATACTGCAGACTCTGGCTCAGCGCCAGAACACAATGCAGATATTATGCAAAAACTTCTTAATACAAATAGCCGTGAAGAGTTGGATGAAGTCATTAGATTGTCTGGACTCTAATCCGATCCTAAACAAGAAAGGCTAGACCCTAATGGCAATTCCAACAGGTACCCCCACTACTACGTCTAGCATCAGCAACCTAGTACAAGCAGCATACGACCAGTATGTTAGAATGGCGCTTCGCTCCATTCCTGTTATGCGCTCACTTGCAGATGTTAAGCCAGTACAGCAGGCAATGCCAGGATCATCAGTTGTATTCTCAATCTATTCAGATTTAGCACAAGCTACATCTACATTGACAGAATCTTCAGATGTATCAAGCATCGCACTCGGTAACCCTTCACAGGTTACAGTAACACTGAACGAATACGGTTCAGCAGTTACAACAACAAAGAAGCTAAACCTAACTTCTTTCAACGACGTTGATTCAGCACTTGCTGACATCATCGCGTACAACGCAGCAGACTCAATCGACAACGTAGTAGGACAGGTCCTCTCAGCAGGAACTAACGCAATCTACGCAAACGGTCCTTCAGGTACTGCTCCAACTTCATCTGCAACAGTTCTACCAGTAGACACAATGTCAGTAGCGGATATCCGCAACGCTGTTGTATCACTACGCACAAACAAGGCATTGCCTCGTATGGGTGAACTCTATGCAGCATACCTCCACCCACGTCAGTCAGCAGACCTCCGCGCTGAGACTGGTACAGGCGGATTCCAGGAACTCTCGAAGTACGTAGATCGTACTCCGTTCGTTGCTGGTGCAGTAGGCGTAATCGAAGGAGCTTTCGTTGTTGAGACACCACGTGTTCTTAACGGACTTAAGCTCTCTACAGGTATCACACCTACAGTATCAATCACCAACGTTGCTTTGACATCTAACGTAGTAACAATTACTACTGCAGTTGCTCACGGCCTCGGAACAGGTCAGGTTGTAACAGTTGCTGCTACAACTAACACAGGTGTTAACGGCACATATACCATCACAGGTACAACATCAACAACATTTACCTATGCACTTACAGCATCTAACATCACATCAGTTGCTGACACAGGTACTGTTACATTTACCAACAACTACCGCGCAATCGTCGCAGGTCGTGAAGCATTGGCTGAAGCACAGGCTGCAGACATCTCAACCGTTATCGGTCCAGAGATTGACGCACTCCGTCGTTTCCGCACAATCGGTTGGTACTACTTCGGAGGCTTTGCACGCCTTCGTGAAGCAGCGCTCTATCGCATTGAGTCTGCTGCAACAAACGGATAATTCCGCTAGTGCAACGGCAGGGGTGGGGTCAAACCCACCTCTGCTACTTATGAAAGGTTGGATATGACATACACATTGACAACTCCCTACCAGTGGCAAACTTGGGGAGCAGGCTATGACCAGTTCACTCCGTACTCACGCCTTGCTGGTCGCCGTCTCAACGGTGGAACCATTGATGGAGCTATCGCTCCTAGCCTGACAGATATCCCACGAGGCCAGACACTTATTGTTAATGGCACTAACGTTGTAGCAACCTTGACTCCAAGCCAAGATGACTTGGCTGCAGCTAGTTACTACTTCCTTGGTGGACACGAGTACACACTCAGTGATTACCAAGCACAGGTCCTTATTGATGCCGGATATGGAAGTTGGTTAACTCAAGTATGAAGCATTGGGAAGATCATCCAGAACCAGTAGATACCTGCTTTGGGTGCAAGGTTCTAGGGCTACAGGTTAACGAAGTATCTCTACGAGGTAACGGTATCCCTACCGCCAAGCAGCACGATAGAGAACTAGGTTCTTATTATGATGCTACACGTCAAGGTATTGAACCACGTTCTACTAAGCAAAAAGATATAGATGCAGCAGTTAAACTTTCCAACGAGGCTGGTAAGGCTTTCGATGGGATTGCAATGACCTTCAAGAACTAAGGAGAATAGAATGCCAAACGTAGACGGAAAGAAGTTTCCATACACAGCAGCAGGAAAGATGGCAGCCAAGATGGAAGCCAAGAAGACTGGCAAGAAGATGGTAGCTAAGAAAGTTATGAAGAAGATGGGGAAGAAGAAGTAATGGAAAACTACAAAGAAGAAGAGATTACAAAGTACCCAACACCTGATAAGCAATACGACGGTGCTAAGAAGTACGAAACTTATGAATCAGTCCAGACTGGTGCAATGGGAAAGTCTGCTAAGTAATGAACAAGGCAGCTAAAAAAGCAAAGATTTCCAAAGTTATGAAAGAGTTCAAGGCAGGAACGTTGAACTCTGGTTCTAGCAAGGGACCAATCGTTAAGGGCAAGAAGCAAGCGATTGCTATTGCACTATCTTCAGCAAAGATGACCAAGAAGAAAATGGGTAAGAAGAAGTAAATGGCTAAGTCTCCAGCGTGGCAAAGAGCAGAGGGCAAGAACCCAAAGGGTGGCCTCAATGCAAAGGGTCGTGCCTCTGCTAAAGCGCAGGGGATGAACCTTAAGCCTCCAGTTAAAAAGGCTGAGGCTGCCAAGTCACCCAAGGCTGCAGGACGGCGCAAGTCTTTCTGTGGTCGTATGTGTGGAATGAAGGCAAAGAATACTTCAGCAAAGACTGCTAAAGATCCGAACTCAAGAATAAACAAGTCACTTCGTGCTTGGGATTGTAGTTGCAAATGAAAAAGAAAGTAGCATTCTGGGATAAGAAGAATCCCAAGAAAACATCAAAGACATTAACGCCTGCACAAAAAGCAGCAGCAAAAGCAAAGGCTAAGGCAGCAGGACGACCTTATCCAAACTTGATAGATAACGCTGCAGCAGCTCGCAAAAAGAAGTAAGGAGATATAGGTGGCACTAGGAACATACGGCACAACGCTATTAGATGAACTCAATCGTCTCGCTAATGGTGGCACCTATAGAGAACCAGGTGCAATGGTAGGTGAAGCACTTGCTGCCCGTCAATGGGCGGTAGCACGTTCAGTAAGTACAAACTTAACAGATACAGTAGGAGTATTAAATGCGATTGCGGGGACGACAGACAGTAATCGTCTTGACTATAGCGGCGTATGTAACCTCATCGCTGGTACTTTTCAACTACCTGCAGCGCAGGCTCTCAGAGGAGTCTCTACGTGAGTGCTAAATTTAACCTAATCTGCGAGCAAGCAACAACATTTAATTTTCAATTCTCTATCAATAACGACGCTGTTCCGATTGACCTAACTGGTTATACAGGAACTATGACAGTGCGCCCATTCGTAGGTTCTACTACTACAACAGTGGTAGCAACTACTGCCAATGGTCGTATGGTTATTACTGGCGGTACCGGAACTGTGACAGTAACCCTGTCTGCAGCTCTTACAGAGCCAATCGTTCCTGGTCGCTACTCATACGACTTGGTACTAGATAGCGGATCAACTATCACCAGATATCTTGAAGGTTTATTTATCGTAACGGGGGCTGTAACACTGTGACAACTTATGTAGTTATTGAATCCATTACTCCTAACCAATCTTTAGTATTCTCAGCACAGCAAGGTCCTCAAGGAGCACAGGGTGCTACAGGTCCAACAGGATCAACCGGTCCTACTGGAGCAACTGGCGTTACTGGTGTTGGTGCAAGTGGTGTCACAGGAGCCACTGGTGCTTCAGGTGCCACTGGTGTCACAGGTCCTACCGGAGTCACCGGACCTACCGGTGCAACCGGTGTAACAGGCGCTACAGGCGTGACTGGAGCAACTGGTGCTGACAGTACAGTTGCCGGTCCTACAGGCGTTACAGGCCCTACAGGGGCCACAGGTGCTACCGGTGCCACTGGTGTTACCGGTGCTGATAGCGTAGTTCCAGGGCCAACAGGAGTCACAGGACCAACAGGCGTTACTGGACCAACAGGTGCAACTGGTGTCACTGGAGCAACAGGTCTTACTGGTGTTACTGGCACTGCTGGCTATAGCGTTCTTAGCGGAGCGGTAGACCCAACAACAGAAGGCGTTAACGGCGACTTCTATATCAACACAGCAACTAATAAAATTTTCGGTCCTAAAGCTGCAGGCACTTGGCCTGCTGGCGTTGACCTTGTTGGCCCTACTGGGGCAACTGGGCCTACTGGCGCAACTGGACCAACAGGGCCTACTGGCGTAACCGGTGTAACAGGTGTTACAGGTGTTACAGGTGTTGGTGCTACTGGCGTTACTGGTCCAACGGGTGTTACAGGACCAACAGGTGCTACAGGCGTTGGCAACATCGCAGGATTTAATACTCAGACTGGTACTACATACACACTTGTAGCAGGCGATCTTAGCGACATTGTTACTCTTTCTAACGCTTCTGCTATTACTCTTACAGTGCCACCATCAGTCTTTAGCGCTAATGACCAAGTACACGTAGTCCAATATGGAGCAGGTCAAGTGACCTTTGCTCAAGGTGCTGGAGTAACTATTCTCTCAGCTGGTGCAACAACAACTGCACCCAAGTTGAGAACTAACAAGTCTGCAGCCACAGTGATATGTACGGCGAGTAACACGTTCTTAATCGTTGGGGACATAGTATAATCTCGCACTATGAGATTCCACGTTATCAGCCTGCCCCATACACAGACAACTAAAGATTACGTCAACTGCGCCTATACCGAAAAGGTAAGACGCTTTTGTATGATGATGAAAGGTCTAGGCCATACGGTCTACCTTTATGCCGGTGACCAGAACGAAGCACCGTGTGATGAGTTAATTACCTGCATCACTAAAGAACAGCAGGACGAAGCGCTAGACGGTAAGCACTTTACCGAAGCTGCTTTTGATAATGCACTACCTCATTGGCAGATATTTAACGGCAACGCTATTAAAGAACTAGGCAAGCGCCTGCAACAGAAAGACTTCATCTGTCTTATTGGTGGTTACTCACAGAAGCCTATCGCAGATGCTTACCCAGAGTATATGAGCGTAGAGTTTGGTATTGGCTACGGTGGAGTATTTAGCAAGTACAAGGTCTTTGAGTCTTACGCTTGGATGCACAGTATCTATGCGATGTACAAGGATCCGACATCGGTAGATGGTAACTTCTATGATGCGGTAATTCCTGGTTACCTAGAACCAGAGATGTTCCCGTTGCAGGAGAAGAAAGAAGATTACTACCTATACGTAGGTCGTATGGTAGACCGCAAAGGTTTAGTTGTAGCACAGCACGTCTGTAAGGAACTAGGACTTAAGCTGATTATGGCAGGTCCTGGTAATAATCCGAAGATTGAATATGGCGAATGGATAGGGCCAGTTAAGGCTGAAGAACGTGCAAAGTTGATGGGTGGTGCTATTGCCCTATTTGCCCCAACACTTTACATAGAACCTTTTGGAAATGTAGTTATCGAAGCACAAGCCTGTGGTACTCCAACGATTACTACAGACTGGGGAGCGTTCACAGAAACTAATCCTAATGGAGTTACTGGATACCGTTGCAGAAATGCAATGGAGTTTGCAGTAGCAACAGAATGGGTTAAGGACTTAGACCCAGTAGCAATACATAAGAGGGCAGTAGGGCTGTATTC